TGAATACGCGATATGCAAGACAGGTACAGCAAAGAGCTAAACGAATAGCCTACCGAATACGAACAGGACAATATGCTACCCGATAATGACAATGAGGATTTACTAGAGGAAGGTGTTATTCCTCTGATGTTGATGACCAACGAACCAAATGAGGACAAGCTACGTTTTATGGAATTGCTATATCAAGCAATGTCAGTAGGACAAGTAGCTTATATGGATGGTAAAGATCCAGATACAGGAGAAGTAGTTCCTCTTATTGTAGGTATCCAGCCAGAAGCAAACAACCTGGTGTCTATATATCCGCTAGCTAAGATTATTAAACCAGAAGATGAATCAGTCAACTATCACGTCCCAGATGGAGCCGGAGCTTACTCACCCCTTAATGTTGGAGAGCCCATTGATCTCGGACTCTCCCTCACAGCAGAACCAGATGGCGGAACCTCAGCCAGTAGTGGAGAAGAGGAAGCCGGGCAGGCCGAAGGGAACAACAAAGAAGGACGCACTCTCCACTAACGAAGGAGAAGAGCACTGGGCTATAAAGATGGTAAATCTTTATAAGTCCGGTGCTTCTGATGTTGAGGTTTGTAAGGATCTAGGTATATCCTACAATGACTTCAACGATAGGAAGAAGCAAGATTCTATCTTCTCCAGTATTGTAGATTATGGGCGCTTAGCGGCTAAAGCTTGGTGGATGGAACTAGGACGTAAGGGGGCTACTGGAGAAAAGAACTTCAATTACAATGCGTGGTACGCAGTAATGAAGAATCGCTTCGGATGGTCAGATCGTAGTGAGATTGTTGAAGGTAGTGAGAAGAATATAGATCAGCAGTCTAAGGATGAACTGATCTCTCAACTAGCTGCTCGTAAAGATTCTCTAGCTAAGCTTTTAAATACAAGCAATGTGATACTAGCTACAACTAATCTACTAGAAACAGATGACAGCGAATTCGAGCCTATATGATGCAATTGAGAAGTTAAATCTCAAAGAGCTAAAATCTAGCATTCCACAAGAAGGCTATACTGTAAGGCAAAGAGCTGCACTAGAAGCAAAGTTAAAAGAGCTAGTTGGAGCAAAGACTACAAGAGTAAAAGAACCTAGCGTAGATGATTTAAGAAAGCTCATTGAAATACACGATGAGCTTTTAAAGCGAGAGGATACTTCTGGGTTTCACAAGTGGTTTAAGCCCGGTACCCCGTACGGAATAGACAAGCTTCCAAAGCACAAGGCAATGTTTGATGCCACTAAGGACTATCGAGAAGTCCTTATGCTTGGGGGGAACCGTACAGGAAAGACCCGCGGGGGAGCTACCTTCATAGCAGCTCTAGCTACTGGGCAGTATCCTGAATGGTGGGATGGAATTAAGTTCGATCATCCAACCTCCAACTGGGCAGCAGGAAAGACAGGGCAGACAACCCGCGATACTGTTCAAGAGGCCCTCATGGGGCCTATTGGAGCTTGGGGAACTGGAGCAATACCATTAGATTGTATAGGAAGAACTACAGCTAGGCAAGGCATTCCTAATGCCCTAGATACTGTAGAAGTAAAGCATGTAAGTGGTGGAATATCCACTATAGGCTTTAAATCCTTCGATCAGAAAGCTTCAAGCTTTTATGGTACTGCCAAGCACGGAATCTGGTTAGACGAGCCTTGTCCAGATCTAGTCTATAACGAATGCTTAATTCGTACGATGACTACCAATGGAAGATTGCTACACACAGTAACTCCCAAAGAGGGCTTGTCTAGACTGATTGCAGAGTTCTTAAGTACGTGTGATCTTCTAGCCGGAGCAGAGAGAATTAAGGGCCTAGAAGCCATGATGAAGTTAGTAGAGCTAGATAGTAATGACTGAACAAAAAGCCCAAGCTAGCCGCGCTACAGTCACAATTGGTATGGATGACGTACCCTGGCTAGACAAGGAAACTATTCAGGAAATTCTAGCAGCTACTCCTCCTCACCTGAGAGACGCAGTAAAGAACGGAACTCCCTCCCTAGGCTCTGGGGCAGTATATCCAATCCCTCTAGATGAGATTGTTATTTCTCAGAGGGATGTAGAAAAGCTGAGACCCTTTCCGGCCCATTGGAAATACATATATGGGATGGACGTTGGCTGGAATCGCACAGCAGTAGCATTTGTAGTGCAAGATCCAGATAACGATATCATGTACGTATACGACGAATACTCTCAGGGAAAGATGGAACCTGAGATACATTCAGCTCGTATTCTTCAAAAGGGATCTTGGATGGTAGGAGCTATTGACCCGGCTTCTAGGGGAAGATCTCAAGTGGATGGTATGCAGCTAATCAAGATCTATAGACAGTTAGGGCTGCGTGTCAGGGAAGCTAACAATGAAGTTGAGGCAGGAATCTACAAGATCTGGTCTAGGCTATCAGCAGGAAAGCTCAAGTTTTTTCCAAACACTCTACAGTTACAGAACGAATATCTACTCTATCGCAGAGATGATAATGGAAGGATTGTCAAGGAGCACGATCACTGTCTTGATGCTCTCCGCTATGCTGTCAATACTTTTCATCTAGCTACTCCCAAGCCTGCTAATATTGATAGGCCTTTTGTAAATAAACAAGCTATCCCTCACTATAACGTATAACTATGATAAATGAATCTTCTCTAGGCGTACAGCCAGGACCATATCAGCAGATTATGCCAGTCACTGAGGCTGGAGGTAGTCACATGATTAATCCTACTGATGATCCTTCTAATGGAGATCCCTCTGTACAGATTCAGAGTGATATGCCCCTATCTCAAGAAGATCAAGATACGTTAGTTAAGATAGCTCTTGAGCTAGTCCAACGAAAGAAAGATGCAGAGTTCACTTTAGCTAAAGATGTAGAGGGCAAGCTAAATAAAAGAATGGGAACTCGCAAAAGCAAAGAGAACCAATGGCTAGAGTCTATGCGACTTTATCTAGGTTCTCTTTCTAGTTATAATATCGTAACTGGTGAATATCCCTTTGGCACTAAAGATGATTATAGTACTGCCGGGCAAAACATTCACCGCCCAGAATTCAATATCATTCGACAGAAGTGCAACATAGCTATTGCTCAGTGTGTAGCTCATCAGTTTGCTGCTGGAGATAAGAACTGGAATCTTCGCATCCCTCAAGTAATTGACATTGATCCTGAAGATGTGCAGGCCATAGTGCAGCAGTCTGGGAATCAAAGCCTAACTCCAGAAGATGTGGCCCATATAAAGTGCGACTTGATGGAGAGAGAAATAGACTACCATCTAGAGCTAACTAGATATCCAAAGGAATGCCGCCTAGCTATTGCAGATAGAGTAATTCTAGGTACTGGTATTATGAAAGGCCCGATTAATTGCGGGCAGTTAAAGAAGATCTATACTAAACAAAAGACTTCTGCAGGCCAGGTAATTCGCATTCCTAGCTACACGGTAGAGACTACTCCTCTAATCTATAGAATTAATCCTTGGTATTTCTTCCCAGATGATAGCGTAACTGACATAGCAAAAGCAGAAGATGCTATTGAAGTACACCCAATGTCCAAGGCAGAACTGGCAGAGCTTATTAATCATCCTGGGTACAACCCAGAAGAGATTGCTGCCTGCCTAGGGGAAGAGCCGCGCCAGTACACAAACTCCCCATTCAATGATCCAGCTTATCTAACGCAGGGCATTAATCTATTAAAGAACAAATACCTAGTTCTAGAATATCATGGTCCAATTAAGAAAGAAGACCTAGATATCCTAGGGCTAGAATCTAGCTCTCCTTTGGATGAAGTCTATGGCGAGATTTGGGTTTGTAACAGCCGCGTTATTCGTCTACAACTAGAAACTCTAGAGGGATGCAATAAGCTTCCCTATGTTGCGTGCGTGTGGGAGCCAGACCCGGCCATGATCTTTGGCTTTGGCATTCCCATGCTGGCGCGCGATCAGCAGCGCGTTGTTAATGAATCCTACAAGATGATCCTAGACAATGCTGGAGTATCAGCGGGTCCCCAGGTCATTGTAGATACAACTATAATCAAGCCAGCAGTTGGTGGGATGGAATGTACTCCCTGGAAGGTATGGCTAGCTAATGAGTATGGAGCAGATGTAACTAAAGCCATTCAGTTCTTTACCCCCCCTAATTCTTTTGATGAACTGTCTTCCCTGCTTACTTTAGCTAGGGGATTTGCGGATGAAGAGTCCAGTATTAATCTGTTAGCTGCTGGGGGCCAGACTCCTGCTGGAGCAATGGATAGTGCTACTGGATTAGCCCTACAAAATGAAAATGCCCTAACTCCAATCTTCTACAAGTCAGAGCAATGGGATGATGAAGTTACTCATCC